GGGGACTTGGAGTTGAAGTGAACTTGAACAAATCTGTTCTAGCTCCTTCTCGTCCAGTCTTTGAGTTCGCTAAGCGAACTTGCTATTATGGTAAAGATGTTAGTGCTATTTCTTTAAAAGAGATGTTACAGGGTAACAACTTTTTTGGGAAATTGGCTCTTGCGACACGCTTAGTACGCAGAAACTATGGAAAGGATCTTTTCTTATTATTCAAGTTAGCTAACATAAATGTTAATTCAACTTATGATGATCTGAAATATCCAATCGTAGGGTATCTTACACAACTCTATTCTAGAGGAAAATTCTCATTTGAGAATTTACTCAGTTTAATCACTTCTCGTGATTATCCTCTTTCTTTCTTCGGTCGTAAGATTGGGTGAATGAAAGTAGACAGAGCTCTGAAGGTCCTAAAAGTCGTATTGAAAGCGGAATCTACCGCGGATGATGTAGATAAGCTTTTTGATCACGAACAACTTCGTTGATCTGCTATCAAATCATCGGACTACAAAATAATCCTTATACAGAGGATATGAATCCTCTACTGTAAGATTAGAGATGTAGTCCCTAGTGTTCTCGCGAGAGACATTAGATTCCGTTATAGTTCCACTCAGATGGAGACAGCTTTCTTTCAGACGTTTTATGATAATAAAATTGCTGAAAGCTTTGAATTGAAACAACCGCGTTTATCAAGACGCTCCTATGTCAAGAGAATCCCTTATGAAAAGAATAAGGACTTTCTAGATAGGATATATCTCTACTTGCTAAGTCCCAAAGTTTTCATTAATAAAGATGTTAACTTTAGGATGCTTAGGTTAGGGATGGATGTTGATCTATCAAGGACTGCCCTAAATGCTGATCTAAGATGAATCACCGACAATTTTAAAGTTGTCGAGGACAAATTCAAAGATGAGCTACCTAGGATAGTTAAGTCTGTCGACTTTGCTAACTGATCAGTCGATTTTCTGGTTAAGCTCGAGCAGAGACTAATTAGTCTCTGAAGCGAGTATGACCAGTTTTTCGTAAAAGACCGAGAGCGCAGCAACGCTGTAATCGATAATCCTCTAAAAGTGCTAGATTTTGTTAAGGATCTTAATGATCCAAGACTGAGACCTACCATTAAACCTGATTTCATGAAAATGAATATCAAGGGATTAGAACGGGTTTTCGATACTGAGCTACCTATTTCTGGATTTGATCTAACTCCTGGCTTTAAGCCGAACTTAGATTTTATCCGGAAAAGGGTAGCTGAGAGGGGTCGCGCTAAGGGTTCTAAACGAGGTCGCTAATGACTCGTCTACCTATGCGAATGAGCTTAAAGCCCGCTATTAAAGCTGGGATTCGGCGTGACACTCGCAAGGTGAAAAACTTCCTACCGGGGTTGATGGCGTTTTGTAGTATACGGTGTTTTCTGTGATGGAATTCATCGGTGTGAAAACATACTCCTCAGACCTGTGCTTGAGAAAAGGCGGGTAGCAACCACTATCACACTTAAAGAAGTAGATTTGTTTTAACCTTAAAGGTTTTCAAATCTTCTTGGTAATTACTAGAAATCAGATTATCTTACTTCAAATACCATTGTTGGTACCAAAGTAGAAAACGGAGTCTAGATGAAAAGCTATACTACGTATAGTCCATTCTTTTACCGATTTAAGCGGATTATTTCCTCTCCCTCCTTATAAAAGGGGAACGAGAGGGGCAGCCTATAAAAAACCGGATTATGGGTTTTAAATAAGATGCCTGGTTTTGAACATTGCAAAGAAGGAGACATTAGATTAGGTTAAATTCAGCAAACGAGATTCATAGCCCCTCGATGAGGGTATACTAGTTTCTGTTGTTACTGATGGTTAACAAAATACCGTTTGTCACCGTACGGTCGAAGGTCCCTTTAGCCTCTTTGGTTATAGAATCTATAACTTTCGGAGTTAATCTCAAGTATATGCACCCTGATAGTTTGTTTTAAGTTCATTAAAACGACTTTTCAATAACTGCTTTCCTGTTTTTGATTGATCAGGAACCAGGTCACCTGGTACTGTTTATGAAGAAATAGTGGACTAGTTCTGCTTTAGCTTTAAAGAAAGCCTTGGCAAAAGCATTTTACCATCTATCGTGGATCCAACATCTAGAAGATGCAATGGATACCTGTGTCTGAAATGGCAGTGGGTCTCTTAAGAAGAGATTGACCATCATATCAAAGCTGCGATAGATAGTTTCTAGAAGCTTTTTGGATTAGTCTTATTAGGACCTCCTCGTTTCACTTAATACTTAAAAGATCTAGAGATAGATCGATTATTAAGGTTATAATAATTAAGCTAACTGGTAATCAAACCAGGAACACTAATTATTTTACAACCCCAAAAAGTAAGTAAAAGGAGATAGGGGAGGGAAAATAAGAAAAAGATTTGATTGCTTTCTACTAGAGCGTTGATAACTCTAGTATTAAGTAAGTCTATAGACGAACTCGAAAGGGGATCATTTCATAATTCCTAGTTTCACTCCATAGAAGCTATGATGCCTCACCCAAC